GTTGGAAAGAAGAATGGAGTACTCAACATAGACATCACCTGCAGTAACCACTGTGAGTGGGGCCACAGGGGCGATGTACAACACGCCCTTATCATAGAGCTTGTTGTCACCGCTAGCAGCACCAGCACGGGTGAACTGCCAGTCGCGTGATTCGGCAAGATCATGACGGGAAAGTGTCAACGAGAGATCCTCCCAGATCCGGCCTGAAACGCTATCCTCCGCGGACATCAATTGAGAGGATGATGCCGGGATGGAATCGTAAAAGTCATAGTCAACACCCATGTAGATGTTCCCCGCTTGCTGGGAACCCACGGACGGGACATAGTCGATGCGGCAATACTCCATCTTCCATTTCTCAAACTGCTTGGCAATGGATGGTAGCCAGGTAGCGAAACCTTGGTTGATGTTGTTCAAGCCGTTGGGCAGGGCGGGTTGGAGAATGGTGTAGTCCAAGGCAGCGGAGAATGTTACTCCACTGTTAACGCTTGCCAATAACTCACGATGCCGTACTCGCGTATAGCCACTCAACAAGTGGCTAACAACCCCAGAGCCTCCGCGAGTAATGGCGCCCATAGCAGCTGGTGCCATGGACCGCCTAGTGCGGGGCAATCGGGCGGCCGCATTGGGGCCACGCCGTTTAAGTGCTCGTGCGCGTTTGCGTTTAGGGGGAGCTACCCTATTCATGCCTGTTAAGGCTTTTGGTTTTGTCGGAGACATTTTGCTTGTGTGTTTACACGGGGTGCCCAGTCACACCTGGCGACTGTCCATCTGCGGATACCATATTGGCTGACCTTTGCAGTCTGTCGGCATTTAGGATTGGATGGTCTTCATTGGCGGCTTAGTGATTCCTAAACCCTCCAAAAGGACCACGATGTCCACTTAGCACGGAAGTATTGAGCAGCGACACGCCACACCGTTTTGGGTCATTTAAACCCGCAAACCCCGTAGTGCTTTTTATGGGGAAGCATAACCCCACTGTTGCCTAATATGGCAAATCCCCATAACCACACACACCAGAACAATTGGGTGCATGGGAGGGTACGTATGTATGGTTCAGAGTATCGTAATGGGTCTCCAACTCAACCTGAAGGCGAGGGGGGATACCAAACGCGTCGAAAAACGAGACGCGGGTCATCGGATGAATGGGCGACACTTTGGTCGCCATACCGTGCGCAAGGAACTCCATTCCTGTATTGTACACATTTTTCCTGCGATAAGCTGTGTTGCGTCCCAGACCCACATAGTAGGCTTGCATTACAGGGATCCCGCTACACAGCGCAACTCCACAACCCGAGATGGCCTCGCGCCATGCATCAAAGTCGTGCAACCCGCGTACTTGCCCAAGATTAATGGAATCTTTAGCAACCGCGGTTTGAGCATGCCGAACCATCACATATCCTGTGGGGGTCCATATGGGATGCGATTGACAGAATTTGAGATTTTCAAGTCGGAGCGCAAGGCCCTCAACATCCAATTCAAACCCAAATCGGAGGAAAAACGCGTCTATGCGCGAAATGACAAACTCATGATACTCATGCTCACAGATTATTGAGCAGTCATCACCGTTGTTGACGAGATCAAACTTCACATTGGCGCGTCCGCCTTTGATCAGTTCTTCCCGAATGTATTTTAAGAACGCATGCATTATTGCACACATAATTATCACATTGCCAAGCCCGGTGTTAGAATCACCAGACATGCGATTGCCAGCCACAGTGTACCGCAGCGTGCCATCAGCACACCGCCCTAAACAGCGGTTGACCAGCTGCATCCCAAGCAGCCGTCGCAATTGTTTCTTCTCAGCCGCTGTGCAACACATGCGCCCAGCTGCTTTCACGTAGAACGTGTGCTCATACTTGAGCATCAACGTTGACACGTGTTGATCGAAACGTTTGGCATCCAGTCTAATACCCATCGGGTGGGCATAAGCCATCCACTTAGCAGCAATTGCGGCACCTTGTTGTGCTGCATTGAGACCTTTCATAACAGTTGGTTGGTCTGGTGCTGCGGACATCTCTCTATAAACATGGTCAATGGCATGAAAATAGTTGTGTTCATTCAGTTTAAGATAGCGACTCAGCTGGATGTTATAACGCGGTGTACGCGCTTGAATCACCCGAGGGTCCTTGACTAGTATGTGATGGAGACCATTGGTCAGGGTGCCCACTCCGAGGCCCACATTGACTTTCTCCACCTTTGTGTGTGCCGAGATGTAACCATCTCGAGCATTGAGTTCTGCCTTTTCGAATGAGTCACATGCCCTTTGGTATACTTTCCGCTTCGACCCAAACCACAACGCTGGCATTGAGCTCAGGGTTTGGATGGGGGTTACAGTCATACACCTTAGGACATCAGTCCTGAATTTGTTCAGGAGAGTTGACGTTGTTTCCGTAGGCCGGGGACAGGCAACATATTTGCCACCACTGTCCTTCACGCAATACACGCGTGTAAAAACCGCTCTCTGAAGATTGGCTATTGTCTTATTCGCCACAGCCCACTGGGAGGGGTACGCCAATCGCTCATGGCACCAGTAGGTCGTTATCTTTGGGGCTGCCCCGGTTATCACCACGTCCAAGTGCGCTCCTGCATCAACTAGCTTCTTTGGGAGAGGCTGGTCAATCATGGGCCAGGAGACGCCGTGGTGTTTTTGCGGGCAACCCTAATGGGGCTGGGGGAGCGCAGCGAGCTGAATCAACTCGCGCACTTCCTTATCACGCAGCGTCTCAGCAACATCGAGGTCATTTTGACTCGGAATGAAGCAGATGCGCATGTAATCAGCCAATGCGGCTTTAGCGTCACAGTTACGTATTCCGTGATACTTAGCCAAAAATTGTCGAAAGTGCCGCCGCGCAAGGGTCAAGCTGGCAAGAGTAGGGCAAGGCCGCCCCATCTCACCTTCAACATATTCACGACCACGAGACAGCAACACATTATGTGCCACACGTGTGGGTCGGGTTGTGCATTTGACTCTACCCTCCGGGAGTACTGGGAGCACAACTTGCCCGCCAATGACGCCGCTAACGCGCATCAATTGGCCATCACTCGCATCTTTAGCGCAGTGGAAAAGCGATTCGGTTGCAGCATAGTCATCCTCTAGACCATCAACCTTCGCGGCAAGCGCAAGCGACCTCAACGCTACACGCCGGGGATCCCAACGCCCAGTAAGGGCGAGGTAAACCCACACACCGACAACAACAACAAAGACAGCCGCCAGGGTCGGGATAACCCAGTCGGCTGTCAACACCCAATAACAAAGTCGCGCGAGGAGTACGAAACCTTCCAACAAATGCATAGCAAAGGTTGTACTGTCACTGATGTTGAGTTGCTGCGGCCAGCTGCCAGACGCTCATCTCCTAGAGCTCGGCCTTCAAACGTGAGGGATTCGGATTTCACCAAGGTGTGACCCCAATTTCCCTACAATAGTGGCTCGGCTTCTCAGCCATGACGCCAGTGGTCCAACACTCCTACGGGACCTGCTGCATCTGCAGGCTAAGCGTACACCATAGTCATATTGACCCCACGGTTTTTCCAATCGACTCACCCAGCAAGGGGAATTTCTGTCGACCGACGGAACCAGTATCGTCACAGGGGGGGGTGGAACAAGAAAAACTCACTCGATTAATCCTCCGCTGCACGTTGGCAACACCACGTAATTCAGTAGTGATGGAAAAAGATCGGCA